ATACCCCCCATATTCTGGTTTCCGAACCAAAGTTCTTCCCCCGCGTATGCATGTAACAATGTAACACGACCCCCTTCTCTCGACTGGGAGAGCGTGTTACATCTGTGTTACATCTTGATGGAACGGTGTAACAGATCTCGTTATCACCGGACGGGTGGCCCCGTCTTCCCGGCGTTGCGCACGGGATGGGCAGAGCATAGACTCTGCCTCGGACTCGATTAAACCACTACCCTCGCAGCGCGTCAAGCAGTGCCTGTGGCCCGGTCTTTCTCTTCTCTTGCAACATCCCTTCGCCCCTGGCGTGCAGTCGGATGTCGTCCTGTGTCCAGTGGTCCACCACCCGCAGCGCCAGGGTGTCGGGCAGTATCAGCAACTCCCCGGTGTGCTCGATCCCCACGACGAGCCACGACTTGCCGCCCTGCGCGTGGTGTTGTTGCATCCAGTTCCTCTGGTTCTGCGTCCAGTGCGGGATCTTGAATTTCGCCGCCTCGGTGCGTGGCCAGTTGTTCACCACCTTGAGTTCGATCCACCCCCGCCCCAGGCGGTGGCTGAAGTACACGTCCGGCGTGCCGGCCATCACCCGATTCTCGACCCGCTCGGCGAACCACCTGCCGGTCAGACGGTCGCGCAGCCAGTCCCACAGCCGCTGCTCTGGCAGTCTCATACTTCCCCGCCTTCCGAGTCCGCCGCGAAGGTATCTCCGTGGCCCCGGGAGACGCTCTCGACCGGGGGGTAGCTACTGATATACCCGCCCTGACTGTCGAGCGTCGTGAGGTACTCTCCGCTGAACGACGAGCGCTGCACGTACCGGATCTCCTCGGGGTATGGCTCTCGCTCCCCGGTCTCCTCCGCGTACGACTCGCTGTATCGGCGGGTGAATTCCGCCAGTTTCTCCGGGGACGGCATGAACACCGTCGCCTGATACTCACCCCGCAGGAACATGTCGTACCACTGTGTCATCTGATCACCTTCCTTAGCGCGTTGCGCAGACGCATCGATTGGATACCGGCGTTGGGGGCGTCGAGAATCCCTGGGTCCAGGCCGTATTTCCTGCACAGGAACTCGCGCCCCTTCCGGTCCCTGTAAGTGGCCACTAACTCGGCGGCTTGGTCGTCCGTCGTGACCGGGAGGGTCCTGGTCACCCTCGAAGGGGTCTCCTCGGGCCTCCGTGGGGTCTCCGTGGCCTTCTCGGGTTCCGGGCGGTACTTAGATACCGGCGCGGGCTCCGAGCGCCTTCCGTGGCCTTCCGTCACAACTCGGCCCGCATCGATCGCCGAGCCCTCCTCGGTCGTGTATTTCGTGCCGTTCTTCCTGGCGTACTCGCCTTTCGCCCACCAGGGCACGTAAAGGGGGTCCCCCTGTGGACGGGGAGCGTGCTCGGTCATGACGGCGTGGATCGGGTGTGCCATGTCAGTTCGCCTCACAGTGGCGGTACTCGACGCGGGCGGCACCGCGCAGGACATCCGAGCAGATATCGAATGCTTGGTCGAAGGTGTAGTCATAGCCCACGAGCGTCTCGAGGACCGCCTCAAGGTCGGTCTCGCCGCAGCCACCACTCATCACAGATTCGCCGGTCTTGGTGTCATAGATCGTGGCGGTGCGACCCTTGCTGCCGAAGCCGGTGCAGCCGCTGAATTCGATGCTGTAGGTGGTGGGGAGTGCTTTCATTTCGGTGTCCTCTATTGATGATGTGAAAACATTATAACACCGGTGACATACCCCTGTCAAGTATTTCGCGTCACAAGGGTGCCGGGGGCATCCGGTCACGCTCGCGCTGCTGCTCCTGCCGGTCGTTCTGCCTTTGGCGTCGCTCCCACTGGCGCATTTCGCGCGGGTCGGGTGGCTTCGGGCCACCGGGGGGAGGGAAGGGCCAATTCATTCGCTGCCCTTCAACTGGTCCTGCAGCGCATCCCTGTAGCCTTCGTAGTGGGCCATCCATATCCACCCCTCCATCTTCTTGGTGCGGGGCTCGATGACTCCCTCTTTGACCTTCTGGAGAAACTGCTCCTTGCAGGTGTTGGCGTACTTGGCGGCTTTGATGTGGATGACTTCTTGCGGGGTCACAGCATCCCCCACAAATAACTGATCAATACCGCCAACGCCACGAACGGCCCGAGGAAGACCACAAGCACGACGGACACCGCCCAGGCCAGGGCGAACAAGTCACCGAGCCATTTCATGTCAGCCCCTCATGTTCTCGTCGATCCAAGTGTCAAGCGCCTTGAACGCCTTCCACACGTCGATTTCCGGGTCCTCGGGCAGGAGCTTGCTGAACTCCGCGTCGGTCCCGAACTGGTGCACCTTGGTGGTGAACCGGATCTGCCGACCTTCGAGGAGCATCAGCCCCTCGAATTCGCCGGTCGTGATCTTGATGCGTGCCTTAGGCATTTGCTTGCTCCTGCGCGGCGTCGATCCACGGCCAGTCGGTGTCGATCTTGTGCACGATCTTGACTTCGCGAATCTTGAAGTCTTTGATGTGCACGCGCTCCTTGTTCTCGAACATGTCGACCAGAACGTTCATCGCGTGCAGGGCATCCTCGGCGTTCGTGACTTGGTAGGTGGAGTAGCCGAAGTTACGGAGCCAGAAGGTGATCGAGTAGATATCAGACATTTGCCTGCTCCTTCATGGACTTGCGGATCATGTTGCCCAGGTTCATGCGCTGCATGCCGGGGTTCAGGTGCGCGAATCGCGAGGTCAGGTCGGCCACGCCGATGTGCGTGATCTTGGCGGCGTGCTTGTACACCTCGTCCATCGACAGGCCACGCAGCGATTGTGCCACCGAGTCACCCTTGTCCATTGAGCGGACCTTCGTGCCGTCCTTGCGGGTGGTGGTGTAGCCCTGGTAGAACTGCAGGTACAGGGACTCGACCACGCCATTCAGACGCTCATTCAGGGGCTTCTTGGCGCGGGGTGCCTTGGGCTCCTTTGCCACTTTCTCGGCCTTTGCCTTCACGAGCTTCGCGGTGGTAGGGGCGGTGATCTCGACCGGCTCAGTCAGTGCGCCGTTGCGCACCTTCTTCTCGGTGCCGGCTTGGTCGCGAACCGTGGTCCAACCACCGGTGACCGACAGAACGGTCACTTGCTCGTTGGTGCTCTTGATGATGGCGATCTTGGTCATGATGTCTGTCCTCTATGTCGGGTTGATGATCACTGGTCGTTTCGGGATCCAGTACCTGAAGTATAACACCGGTGCTATAGTATTGTCAATTATTTACTCGCTGACCCCATCACCGGAAGGGTCAAAGATCGTCTCGACGTATTTCTCGACGGCGGGCGTCCACTCGTGCCCGGGCCAGTATATGATCGTGTCCAGACCGAGATTGTCCCAGATCTGGCCCTCCTGCGGAAAGTCGTCCAGTGTGTAGCCGCTGTTCCACGGCATCACGCACGCCACGCATTTCTTGCCGTTCATGAAACGCCCCGAATACGACCGGGGCTGAAATCCGTGATTGGCGAGTTCGTCGATCAGGTCAAGGGTGCGCTCGGGGATGTTCATGGCACGTACTCCAGGGCTTCGTCTACAAGGCGGTCGCCCGCTGCACGCAGGGGCTCGGCGTCATCAGAATCGGGGTGCTGCGCGGCCTCGCGCTCGATCCACTCGGCCAACAGTCGCAGGAATTCGTCGCGTGTCATGTCAGATGCCCTCCACTTCGATCAGCGTGGCTACCCAGTCGAGCATTTCGGCACGACGGATCTGCACGATGTTGATGCCGTCGTCCATGACGCGCACGTCGGGCGACCCGTCCTCAGTCTTGACCCACTCGATGGTCTCGAAGCCCTGCTTGTAGAAGTGGGCGACGGCCTCGGCACCGGAGGCGAATCGGAATTCAGTAGTCTTAACCATTTTGCTGTCCTCTATCAGTTGAAGAATTCATTCATCTCGGTCACTGGGGTCGGGGTGTTAGTCCGATCCCACCGGGCCAGATCTTCCGGCCACTGCATAGCCCTCTCAAGATCGTTGTATTCCTCGGGGGTGAGGGCGATCACCGCTTGATCGGGAGATTCTGTCTCTTCGTGCATTTCAGTCCTCTATTGGCTAAAATATATATTATAACACAGGTGCTATAATCTGTCAAGTATTTTCCTGCTCTTTGACGGCGATCGAAATCAGAATCCTGGCCAGATCGCTCGTGCCGCCGTTGCAGTAGTGCAGATTGTTGGCCTTTCGGTATTTGTCCTGCACCGCGTGATTGATGAATTTCGTCATCAGGATCGTGTAGGCACGCTTCACGTAGTCTTTCGACAGCGCTTGCTCGGTCGGTAGGAACGTGATGTCCAGGGTGTTGTAGATAGGCAACGCCTCGACCTGATCGCCCAGGAGCCCGATCACGAGCACGCCGGTCTTGGCCACGCGGGGTGCACTGGGCGGCTCGGGGTTGTGCTTGACCCGCTCGGGCAGCGGCATGGCCTTCGTGCTGATCGAGACCCCCGGTTGCTGCAGCCGCTGCGCCACCTTGTCGGCCAGGATGTCCAGGATCTCGTCGAATACCCGAGCGAGCCTCGCCGTGGTACCTTCCTTGGGCTCCTGCACGGGTCGGGCTATCCCAGTAGCGACGGCCACCTCGAACGCCTCCTTGCGGGTCTTCTCGGCCTCGGCTCGCTTCTTGAGCACCTGCCCCGCAGCAGCGCGCGCCAGACGGATCCTCTCCTTGTGGCTCCACGCCCTGCCGTGGTTTACTACTATATGCCTCGCTGCGGGCAGGACTCGCTGCGCCTCTCGCAGGGCATCGAGATTGGTCTTCCAGGGCATCGACGTGAAAATACGCTCGAGTTCGTCCGAGATCAGCGCTTTCTCGGCTTTGGTCCACACGATTCGGCTCATTTTGGTCCTCTATGTAAAAAGAGGAGCCCCGGAGGGCTCCTGTTAATGGCTTCTGCACCGGGCGGAGATGAACCCGGCATTCCGATCATATCACGCGAAGACGTGACTGCCTATGGCGAACATGCCGACCAGGGCAACGACCGCCAGAATCCAACACACAATGTCGACTAGGTGCTGAGTGCTCATGTTCGGCATAATCTTTCTCCTCTGGCTGAGGAGCGCCGTCTGTAGGCGCTCCATGTCTTGACCAACGGTAAATCGCAGGGGGCGCTCGTAGGCGAGGCCGATCTTCACCCCCGTCTTGGTGGTGTAGATCTCTTTCATACGAGTTCCATCTGGCGAATGTTCATCTTCTCGATGGTCTTGTAGTGTGACGCGATCCATGCGGCCCCCAATTCTGCCCGCACCGCGTCCATGTCCGTGTTCTTCTGCGTCGTGAACACGATCTCGATCTGGTAGTGACGGCCACGATAGGTGCCCGCGCCCTCGTTGCGGAATTGCTCCTTGAGGAACTTCTCGCGGGCCTCCAGTGCCTTCAACTGGTCGCGCACTTGCGCCAACTCGTCGACCATGGACTCGGTGATGATGCTTGCAACTTGTGCCATTTGGCGTGTCCTCTATGTGTTTCACTGGGAAGATCCAGTACCTGAAGTATAACACCGGTGCTATACCCTTGTCAATCCCCCGGTATTCTGATCGCCACGATGTGGGCGTAACCCTCGATGTCGACCCAGGAGTCTTTGTGGTTCGGGTTCCCGTTCAGAATGCGGGAGACCTTGTGCATGATCATGTCGAGCGCCTCGCGCTGATGGGCACTCAGCCGGTCCCACCCGATATGCTCGCGCATGTAGTCCTTCAGCGCCTGAGCGATCTGCCCCTGCTCGGCGAAATCGCCGTATTGCGAGCCCCGCTCGTCTACGATCGCGGTGATGTCAACCTTGGAGTGCACTTGCGAGTCCCCCTTTTGCATAGCGTCCCTTCATGCCGCCGGTCTCTCCGCGCATCTCGCGCAGCAGGTCGTTCGCGATGTCGTCCGGGTCCGAACCCTGACGCAACATCCGGTAGATCGCCTCTTCGGTGGTGCGAGCACGCCCGAGTGTGTGGGGTCCGATGCCGGCACGCACGCCAGTCTCATTGGTCCTTGCAGCCGCAGAACGGTAGGGCTCCGTCAGACGGAACAATACGTCCTTGTTCCCCAGGTGCTGAGGCAGCGCCATCATACCGCCTTGCGACTCCGGACCGTACGCCTTGTTCAACTGCGCCTCGCGTGAGTAAAGCAACCCGGCCATGACGTCGGGGCTCATGCCACGCAGGTCGCGGGGTTGCATGGTCATCGCCTCATCGACCAAATCGTCGTAATCCTCGAACAGTTTCTGCAGCGCGTACTGCTCGCCGCCTTTCGATGAGATCGGCTGTGAGAACAACTGCTGACTGTAGGACCCGGCGGGCTTTGGCGACTCGCTGATCGGCATGATACCGCGATGGGCCACGCGGGCGGGGTCGTCCAGATACAGCGGTGCCACGTTGCCCAGACGCCGCAGCACGTTGATGTCGGTCAGGAACGACGCCTGATTCACGTCGCCGCCCGCGTTGATCATGTCGTACATCGCACGGTACTGCATCGGCCCCATGCCACGTCCGATGTCGAGTGCGTTAATGTCAAAGATGTCGGCCTTCGGCTGACCGGCCATCTTCATCTGGTCGACATCGCCCAGGGTATAGGCGGTAAGCGGCGGCTCGGCCCCCATGTTCTGGTAGCGCTTGAATCGCATGTCGCTGACGCCCGCCATAGGCTCGAGCCCCTGCGCGTAGCGGTTAGCCTTGGACTCCGGCACCACGAGAAGATGCCCCTTCTTCGGCAGACGCCCGCCGGTGCCCGGCGCTTCACCGAGCGACTCGCGGACCACGCCACGGTAGGGCTCGCCGGTGGAGGTCTGGCCGAACATCTTTCGCCGGTTGTACTCCTCGAGCACCTCCGTCGGCATCATCTTCTCGACCTTGGAGGACATCTCCTGCGGAATGCGTTTGGCACCGGGCACGCTCTCGGCGAGACCCTTGTGCACCTTGCTCACGCCGCGCATCAGGTCCACGAAGGACATCGGGGCATTACCGGCCATAGTACACCTCGTCGCTCACTTGGAGCGTTTGCAGATGGATGTCGATCGTGCCCTGCATCGGATCGGTGTACCCACCGGCTAGGTTCCACACCACGGGGACCTCGGCATCTGTAGCGGCCCGGAACAGCCCGCTGTCGCGATTACGCATCCCCTCTTTGCTCAGGTACCCCGCGCCGTACGGATCTTCTTCCCAGGCATCGGCCCCCGCTTGGTATAGTATTATACCCGGCTCGTGCAGATTGATCAAATGGGTGAAGTAATGCATCCACATCCGGGCGTCCCAGGTCGGACGAGCACCGTGCGCCAGTTGCCGGCGGTCGACGTTGATCACGTCGTGGTATAGACCCATCTTGTCGATGATGTCGTCCGTGCCGTCACCCTCGTGGCCGTCGCCGTCGATGATCAGGACCTTCGAGCCCAGGAGGTCAAGAGCACGCCGCGCGGCCAGAATCAGGCCGTTGAACGTGCAGTACCCATAGCAATGGTCGTAGTGCGAGTGGTGGAATCCCTGCGTGGCCGAGCACGCCACGAGCTTACCCTCCTGGATCACCCAGTCGGTCGCCCGAACGATGTTCGCGGTCGTGTAGCGGGTCGTGTTGGTCAGCGCCTGATTCCGGTTCCCGAACCCGTTGTTCGTCCGGCACGTGAGCACGTCGTCCACGAAGTCGGGGTCGTGCGCCCGGGCGAGTTCCTCCGGGCTCAACGGCTCGAAGTCGGTCCGGAACTCGCGCTTCGCCTGACGCAAGAACTCGGGGATCTTGCTGACCGAGATGAAGTCGTGGTCGGTGGTCTGGGCAGGGGTGTAGAAAATCGGTGTCAAGTCAGTCCTCTATAAGTTCCTCGGAATCCCGATTATAACACGGGTGGGGTAACCCGTCAACCCGAATCCCATACGGATACAGTTGTTCCTCGGGAGGGTCGGCCTTCTCCCGGGTGGTGAACCGATAATCGCACTCCAGGCACCGGCGACGCCTTCGGATGCTGCCGTTCTCATTATTGTAGGTGGTCATCACCTTGGTACTACCGCCGCATTTCACACACTTCATAACATCCCTCCCCAGACACCGAGATCACGACAGATCGACCGGCACCCCTCGCGGATGCGCAAATGCGGGCACTCTTTCTCGTACTGGTTCACCATCGCGTCGAAATCCTGGCGCAGACCGTCGATTACGCCTTTTGCGTGCAGCCCCACACCGGTGTCGGTGCAGAACTGGATCGCGTCGATCATGTCGGCCATCTTCACAATACGCTCGATGTCGGTGCCCGCGTACAGGCGGCAGAATCCTGATTGGTCGTTGTCGACCTCGGATTCGGCCCTGTGCATGACGTCAGCGCCGATCAGCGCCTTGAGCACCTTCTTGAACGGTGTGGGGATGTCGCCGGTGCGGACCTCGATCAGGTCGTGCCTGAGCGCATAATCCATGAGCTTCATCTTTTCCGAATCGTGCAGTATTCCGGGCCAGTAGACACGACCGGCCAGATCGACCGACAGAATGCACACGTTGAACAAGTGTTCAGCGAGCGACTGCTTGCGCGAGGTGGCCACAATGTGCCACCGCGTGACGTGGCTTGCCCGCATCTGCTCGGCGATCGTGAGTGCCATTATGCACGCTCCTTCATCATACGAATACGGGCGGCGATCTCCTCCGCGCTGATCGGCTCGAAATTATTGAATTCCACCGACTGCGCGACGTGCTCAATCACGCCATTCCAGATCTTTCGCACCGCGTTGCGATTCTCGTCGTCCTCCGCGCCCAAAACGTTGCCGAACATGGCGTCGTACCAGTGGCTGAATGCAGTATCTTTCATACGTGCCTCATGATTCGAGTGTTCTCGTCCACCCGCCACTGGCGGGACTCGTTGATCTCCATCTTCTCCTCGACCGCCCGGTGGATGTCGATGCCGTTGCGGTGCGCTACGTCGAGCAGCAGAATGAACACGTCGCCCAGTTCGAGCGAGGATTTCGGGTCACGCGCGTACTCGCCCAGTTCCTCATAAAGCTTGAGCAGAATGTCGGCGGTCGTGCGATTTGGGAACTTCGCGTCGGCCCACTTGGTGATCCGCTCCTGCAGTTGCCGGATGTCGGCACCACCTCGCTTCTTGTAGGCATTGACCGCCCGCACCGCGAGGTCGGCGTTCTTGTCGCAGTTGCCCATCACACCACGGTACGGGTTCCGCACCTCGAACGACGCGACGGGCGAGCCTTTCGCATCGAGTATCATGGCGTTATTCTCCGGATGGAGCGACCACGGCAGGTCGTTCATCTCGTCGGTGTGCAGTTCGGATTCAGGCAGCAGCATTTTTGCATTCCTTCCAGATAGATACGATTTTTTGCATGCGATCGGCACGGTCACCACTGATCTGGTGTACGTCCTTGTGAGCGGGGCCGGTGCCGATCCAACGCACCTGGGTGTCCTTGCGCTCGATGCGCTGCACGATGTCGATGAGTTCGGTCTCGGTGCGCACGTAATTTACGAAGTTCAGGAACACCTCGTACACGGCGTTGTGGTCGATCGCTTCCTTGATCTGCTTGCCGCTGAACGTGAAGATCCGGCGGGGCAGCTTGGTCACCGTCGTGAGTTCGGTCTTTTGTCCAATGTCCTCGAATGTGATCTCGCACTGGTCGTCGTAGCACGGGCCGGAGTAGCCCACCTGGGTGCCATTCTCATCGAATCGGTTCGCCACGCGGATCGGGAAGGTGCGGCAGGTGCCGATGGCGCGGACCTTGGTCATCTTGTACTTGTCGAGCACGTCCGCTGCCTGAATGCCGGAGTCTGCGAGGATCTGCCAGAGCGACACGTCACGCGAGGTGGTGTACGGGTAGAACCCATGATACATCGACAGCCCGTAGCCCTGGGCACCCTCCACCAGGACGTACTCGGAATCCTTCAATTCCCGGCGGTACTCGTCCACGGTCACTACCCATTCCTTCAGCGCTGCGCAGTTCGCGGCGATATTCGTGTCGTCCGGGTCGCGCCGGATGCGCTGAATCATGGCAGCACCCACACCCTTCTTGGTCGAGCCGATCTTGGTCATCGGGCCAGCTTCCTCGTCGATATGCCGCTGAGTCACGACCGCCGCGTGCGGGTGGATCATGATGCGGATGCCCTTGCTCTTGACCACGTCCTCGCATTCCCAGATCTCAGCCATCAGGCTCAGCGGGTTGATCAGCGAGCCCGGGCCGAGCATGACCTTGCGCACTGCGGGGCCTACGATGCCGTTGGCCAGATGCGTGTGCACGAATTTGCGCCCCTTCTTGTCGATGTAGGTGTGCCCCGCATTCGGTGCCCACGCTGTGACCACGGTGTCGTACGGGCCATTCTCGGCCAGATAGCCGACGATCAGTCCCTTGCCGGTGCTGCCGTATTGCAGGTCCACCACCACGTCCAATTTGTCCATGTTAACCCTTCGCCTCTAACCAGTTATCACCAAGGCCCCAATCACACGTGATCGGGACCCGCAATGCTATCGGGCACTCGCGGCCATCGAACGTCGTGTAGATCCGCGCGATTTCCTCCGCGTGATGCACCGAGTCGTTGTCCAGGGAGATACCCACCTCGTCGTGCACGGTCAGCAGCAGCCGCCCGCACTGATGTTCCTTCAAATACGCATCCAGTTCGATGAGCTTCTGTTTCATGCAGTCAGCAGATGTGGCCTGATAGATCAAGCCCGACGCCTTGTGCACGAACTGCCCACCTGGGAATCGGATGTGCCGTCCCATCGCCGAATGCACGTAGCCACGCTCCTTGGCGATACTGCTCGCCTTCTGCGCGGTGTTGCGCATGCCGGGATTGGCGGCGTGATACTTCTCGAACAGCGCCATCGCCTCCGGCCCCGCCTTAAGGTAGACGTTGCCATTCGGCCCCTCCTCTTCGGTGTACGGTAGCCCGCACTCCTGCGCCAGTCGCCCCGACCCCATGTTGAACGCGAGCCCGAGATTGATCGCCTTGGAGGACGGCCCGCCCGCGTACTGCGCATTTCGCGGGATCCCGGTCATGTCGCTCACCAGTTGGTGGAAATCGAGATTCGGATTGTCGTGGTATGCCTTCAGAATCGCGGGCACCTGACCGTAATGATTAGCCACTCGGAATTCAAACTGGGACCAATCCATGCCCAACCACTTCGCTCCCAGATCAGCCTTGAAAATGGGCCTAACCAGGGACTTGATTGCCACGTCTCGAGATGGTATCTGCTGAAGAGCGGGATTTGTAATAGATAAGCGCCCGGTACCCGTGCCAGCCTCGCTATCATTCTTCGTCTGATTGTAATTACAGTGGATGATTCCGTCATGCTGATGCCCCAGGATGTGACCGGACAGGAACGTGTCACGCGTCTTGAGCATCTTGCGCAGGTCCAAGATCATCTTGGCAGCGGGATGCTTCATGCGGCGCAGACACTCGGCGTTGATGGACGCCTTGCCGCCCTCAGTCTTGTCGGCCTTGGTGCCGTCGATCAGGTACCACTCGTTATCGTCTCCCAGTGTCGGCTTGAATAGGTCCGTGATCGATCCGGAGGGGTTCGGGTTGACCTCGAAGCCCGCGAGGGTATTGAGATCGCCCTGCATCGTGTCGATGCGCTCCGTGAGGCCACGAACGGCCTTCTCGGCCAGTTCCACATCGACCTCCACGCCCTCGGTCTCCATGTCGATGATCACCGGCATGAGCCGACGCTCGAAACCGTGCACCTTGTGCAGACCCTGCCGCTCGATCTCGCCCTGCTGCCATTCGTACAGCGCCTGAGTGGCGATCACGTCCTGCTTGGCGTATTTCGCGACGACGTGCACCGGGGCACGCGAGATGTTCGGCATCTGGGCCGACCGGGTAGGCCGACCGCCAAAGAGCTTCGCCATCTCCTCGTAGATCTCCTCGTCCTTCTGCTGCTTAGCATACTTGCGGGCCAGGAAGTCGAGCGAGTAGGACGGCTCGTGCTCGTTGATCAGAGCGCCCCGCACCATCGTGCAGTCGATCTTGTCGCGCGGCATCTCGAATCCGGCCTCGCGCAGGAAGTGGTAATCGAATTTGAGGTTGTGCCCCACCCACACGCCCACGCGGTCGCCCTTGGCCAGATCATTGAGCCACTGGATGACCTGCGGGTCGGTGCGGATGTCCCAGTATAGGGAGTCACCCCCGGGCAACGCGATGGAAATCCCGAATACTCGGTCCTTCCACCACGACAGCCCGGTGGTTTCCGTGTCGATGACCACGTAAGGCACGCGGTCAATGCGCGGGAAGGCAGTCATCAGAATGGAATGTCTTCGTCGACGTACGTGTCGCCCCTGGGCGGCGCGGGCCGGGAGGCACCACCCTGATCCTTCGGATTGACCTTGATCGAAAAATACTTGCGGCCCTCGAACTTCGTGCCAGGACGGCCCTCGTTCACCCAGGCAGACAGCCAGTATTCGGTGCCCCCAACGTTGATCGACCCCGTGAAGTCAGGGTGGGTATCCTTCTCCTTGCGCTCGTTACGCGCGAGGATACCGGAATTGGTGTTGTCGTATTGCTTGCTCATTTGGTCCTCTATGTCAGTGACGGTATAAGTATACCACGGGTGGAATAATACATCAATGTCTACAGTTTGAATCCGTTATAGCCCTCCACTATGTCGAGAATGTTCTTGCTGCGCGTCATGCCGACGTAGAACACCCGAATCTCGTCGTCCGGGTGTTTGTCCGCTGTCTGCTGCACGCGCGTCGTCATGTCGGTCAGCAGGATCACTTGATCCGCTTCGTGACCCTTAGAAGCATGGATAGTAGAAAGGCGAATAGTAGGCTCCGCATCAAGGTCAGCATCCGCGTAAAAGTCAACGGCTCGGGCGGGGACGTTGAGGCAGACGTAGAAGGGGCGATCGATGAGGTACTTGTAGTCACCGTCGTCCATTCGTTTAAGTGCGTCGGTAGTGGCAATGTTGTAAATAGCGTTACGCTCTCCGTCTGTAATGTGGCCCCCACGCTTGAGCTTATTAAAGGCACGGACTCCGGCGGCGTACTTGTTCTGATACATACCGGGGCGACCGGATTCGCGGGAATATGGAACACGCCTTTCGATGAGCAATTGCTCAACTTCGCGCAGGACCGAATGCGTCCGTCCCAGAAGTAGCGTATCTTGCCCGTGGCGGATATCCACCGAGTTGATCGAACCGTGTAGGCGGACCAGTCCCAGATGTCCTTTGGAACTGAATTCCTTATCCACTCGGAGCATGACTCGATTGATGAGCGCTTGAGATCTTTCGTGGACTGCAACAGGAAGTCGATGCGAGAGCGACAGAACGTGGCTATGACCCTTGTGCCGGTCCGTGAATCGTGCCATACCGTGAGGGTCTGCTCCCGACCACGTGTAGATGGCCTGATCGTCGTCGCCCGCGAGATGCACTTCGTGTGCGCGCTTGCAGATCTTGTCGACAACAGCCCACTGAAGAGGTGATAGGTCTTGAGCCTCATCGACGAATACGACTTCGGCATCCGCACGGATACCACCTTTCGCCGCTCTCTCCAACATGTCGGTGAAGTCGTAATAGCCGTATGTACGTTTCCACTCAGCGTACGCCCGAACGAACATCCCGAATTCTGATCTCGTGCCCGGTCGGTCCGAGACGTCGTAGACCTCCTCTGGTACGCTGAATGTGCTTCGTGCGTAGTTGAGTAGGTCGAGGTAGAAATCCCCATCTGCACGCTCCTCGTCGTCTTCTGGTGACTTGCCGATGATCGGCACTCCCACCGCCTTCGCGAATTCCTTGAGTTTAACGTGATCGACCACCTGCATTTGCCTCAGACCCAGATGCCTGAACGCCATCGCGTGGATCGTGCTCACGTTATTCGACCGCTTGAGCCCAAGACGCGATAGCGCCTCGCTCGCCGCAGCACGAGTGAAAGACACGAAAGCGATGCGCTCGGCTTGCACCCCGGTGTCCCGGGTGTGCTTCACTCGCCGCAGTAACTCCGTGGTCTTGCCCGTGCCGGGAGGCCCGTAGATGGCCTCGACTCTCATCAGCCCTGGTGCGTGATGGCCTTGACTGCCCACATACTGGCGGTCTCAGCGTTGGTGATGGCGACGGAATACATACGCTGCGTCTCGGCGTCGTGCACCGAATCGCGCAGGGTCTTGATATACCCAATCAATTCATTGAAATCGGCCTTGACCTTCGCGACGCGACGCTCTTGGTCCCCGGACAGAGGATGATGCACTACGGGCGGTGGTGCGACCGGCTCGGGCATCGTGCTCGGCATCTCTTTGAAATCATCCTGCGGCGCAGCCGCTTCGCTCTTTTTGGTAGCCATTGTGGTCTCCGGTAGAGGGGCCGCACCAGACGGCACGGCCCCGGGTCACATCAATACTCGCTGTCGGCGACGACAGGCTCGGAATCGTAGTCATTGCTGACCTTGACGTTGCCCGAACGGATCGTCTCGTACAGTTTCTCGGCACGCTCGTAGATCTCCTTGGCAACGTAGCCCAGAGGGGTCACGTTGTAGTTGAAGTACGATTCGTTGCGAGCGTTAGTCTCGGTGACCGAGGAGAGCTTATAGGCACGTGCGAAAGAGTCCGTGTTCGACATCCGAATCAGCGAATTCCAACGCTTGCTCACCTTCATCTTAGACTTGGCCATCGACAGCACCGCTTCAGTCCACCCGTCGCCGCTGCGGACGAGCACGAAGTGCTGAGCCGTGTCGGTAGCCTCCAGGCCGTCCTCGCCCAGTCGAGCGATCTCGGCCTCGGCGAGTTCCCGGGTCGCGAACGCGCCACGGAAGCCGTTGCTACCGCCACCGCCCTGCTTGCGGTCCTTCCAGATCAGGAACTGCTTGGTGTAGTACACCGGCACCACCGTCACCGCCTCGCCGTAGAGTTCGCGCGTGACGTTATTGAAGAGCATGCCCTCTTCCGCGCCCTCAATGTAGGCCGCATCCTTCTTGTTACGCGCCGGGGACAGCGCTTGCACGAGTTCGATCCGGGGGATGATCATGTCGTCAGTGCCGACATTCTCCGCGCCCCGTGCCGCGCCCTGCTTGAGCCACTCCGGTGCCTCGTTAGTTACCAGTTCGAACTGTTCAGCTTCCTTGACTGCCAGATTCGTCTTTGCCATTTAAATGCTCCAGTTGGTTAAAAAAGACGCACGTCGTGCGCCGGGTATCCGGCTCTCGCCGAATTCTGTCATGCCTTCGTGATCGAGGCACGGGTGAAGGGCGACACATTCAGCAGAGTGTCGGGGATCTCTTCACCGTTCTTGTACATGCCCTTGACCGCTGCCTTCAGCGTCGAGGCGTTAACTGTCTCTTGCAACAAGTCGCCGCGCCCGTTATCGCGCAGCCACTCATAGAACTTATCTTTCATGTCAGCCTTCACCGACACGTGCATATCCGCAGTGAGCGACACGCGCCCCACACCGGCCACCGTGATGCGGTCCACGCCATCCTCTTCCATCTTGGCGGGCACCTTCGTGATCCGCAGATAGTCGAACACCTTGTTCAGCCCCTTGAGGTTATCCTCCAGAGATTCCTTGGCCTTCTGCACGCGGCTCATCTCCTCGATAAGCTGCACCAATGTCATGCCGTCGTATTGGCTGTATTCGTTCTCAGTAGACAAGGCTATTCTCCGAAATGTCAATGGTGGCGCAGGTATACGCCGAATCACGCGAGTTCCACTTCAGCACGTTGAAGATCGTCGTCTTCTCTCGTGCGATAGCGAACACTATGCCGGTGATGATGGGTGATCCGCTCGGGGCGATGTAGTCCCGCTTGGGGTCGAATTCCTTCATGCGGTCACGGATGGCCGCGATGAGCTTGCGATTGTGCAAGGAATTCGGCACGCCCGAGATCTCGGCCACCGACAGGAACGTGACTTCACCCCATTCCTCGGCGGGTGCGTAATTAGCCGTCGGCACTTCGTGCGTGACGAACACTTTAGGTCGGTCCATATTCTCCTCTATTAACTGATGTGCTCATTATAACCTAGGCGAGACCACCCAGGAATGCCCTGTCGTTTACCGAATTGATGGTCGTGCGCACGAATTCCGACACGTCCTTCTTGGACTTGAGCGCTTCCACGATCAGGCCATCCACCGTGCCTTCGGCGATGATGTCGATGTAAGTCACGCTCTTGGTCTGACCAATCCGGTGTGCGCGGTCCTCTGACTGCTCGCGGTCGGTGAACGAGAAAGAGTTCGAGTAATACACCACGAGTTCGGCCTTCGTCATGTTCAGGCCCACACCACCCGTGGCAGCGTTGCCCACCAGAAATCGCGCCTTACCCGTCTGGAACAGATTCTGCACGTTGTAGTCCCGCTGCGCCTCGTTCACGCCGCCGTGAATCTCGACGACCGCGTGGTCGCCGTATCTCTCACGCAGCGCCGCCGACACCATCCGAATCTCTTCCAGGAACCGGCACCATACGATCGTGCTGACCTCGTTCTCTTCGGCGATCGCGAGCAGTTCCTCTACCTTGGGGTTCCTGCCAGGGATTCGGCAGTGCTCGAATTTGTCGGGGTTGAACATGTCGGGATTGCGCTCGAATGTGATGACGCCACCAGCGATCTCCTGGAGCCGGAGCATCCTTTCGAGTACGGTTTTGACGGTGATTCCTTGATCCCCAGATACTGTCTGGTCACGTTTAGCAATGTCTTTATAGAGTCGCTTCTGTTCATCTGTTAACTGCACTTCTCGAATCTCATACACCTTCGGCGGCAGTTCGGTCAGCACCTCCGACTTGCGCACCTGATACACGAAAGGACTGATCAATTCGATCAGTTCTTCCAGATTCTGGTATCCTACGATCTGCTTGTCCTCATAACCACCCATGATCGCGTAACGGTTGCGGAATGAATAGAAATCCCCAATCCCGATGATGTTCGGGTCGAGGAACTCGAACTGCATGAACACGTCCATCGGGCCATTCGCCACCGGCGTGCCGGTCATGATAACCTTGTAATTCGCTGACCTGCCCAGGCTCACGCAGTTCTTGCTGCGCACCGCCGAGTGGTTCTTGATCATGTGCGCCTCGTCCACGATCATACCAACCCGCACGCTCGAATCGACGAACTTACGTGCAAGGTGGATCGCGTTGCCCGCAGCGAGCGACTCGGTGCCGACGATCAGGAACTTTAGCCGGCCATCCACCGTCGAATTCCACTCCTCGAACGCCTTGGGCTTACCGGTGTCGAGCACGAGCACGTCGGTCTCCACCGGACAGTGAATGCCGATCTCGCGCTCCCAGTTCTTTCGCGTGCTGAACTTGGTCACCACCAAAACCCGCTCGACCTTAGCGTCCTGGTAATACCCGCAGAACAGGTCCAGTGACGTCTTGGTCTTGCCGGTGCCCATGTCCATGTAGAACGCGTAGGTGGCCTTCCCCCACGCGTGGTCGAGCGCCTTGACCTGATACGGACGTGGGTCGGTCTTGAACCGGTACCGGGACGGGAAATTCGCTATCTCTCTTGCTCGAGTACGCTCCAGAGAAGAATGCGCAATCTGGCGAGCTTCATCGCTGAATACGTCAGCAGGAAAAGAATCGAGCAAGTAGCGGCTGTTAGCACGAAGAGCAGGAGCCGTCCACACTCGACGACGAGAATCCCAACGGCGATTGGGAATTTGGCGAACCTTGTCGACCATCCATGCAGGAGTGACGATAACATATCGACCCGTCTTGCTGTCATACGAAATGGAGACATTAGAATTCTGACTTGAATTCGGGCTCATCAGCACTCACCTCATAATCCTCGGTTATCGGGGCGTACCAAACATTTATGACCTTGCCGCCCGGTATCCGCATCTTGTCGTGATCCGCGCCGCAGTCACGCCGCAGCGCGATCCACAGGTCCATGCCCGTCATCACCTCGGCCTTGTTACGCTTGAGGAACTCGGAGAATGCGGTGCCCCTGAACACCACGCAGCGCACGCCGTTCATCACTTGCACCACTGGGATATTCCGCAGCAGCGCCTTCCGCTCCTCAGTGTTGGTGCCGTCTGAGTCGAGGTTCGCCTTTTGCACGAATTCGGCGAACTTGGCCTGAATCACGCCCGACGCGCTCGCCTCCTTTGGCACCTCGATCACGCGCAGATTCGGCACCAGAGGGTCGAGGATTCGCTTGCGCCATGAGTCCTGGCTGATCTTCGGAATGTTGATCTTGAGCTTCTCGAAGATGAGTGTACCCATCGCCGCCGGGTCGCGCAGCACCACCGTCGGGATATTGCTGATAAGTGTGCCGTTGACGTGTAGCCCCCACCGTGGCGGGTCGGACTGGTACTCGATGAGGTCGGTGAACTGCGGCAGCGAGTCGTGCGCGTCCAGTTCCTTTTTCTCGTCCATCGAGATGCCGAACTCGCGCGTGACACACACCTTGCGGTCGCACAGCGACTTGCAGGGCTCCTCCGCGCATTTGTACAGGTAGTCCCGTCTGGACGCCGACCGGATCACCTTCTTGGCCTCGGACGGCGGCAGAGGCTTGTCGAACATCGTCTTGTTCAACACCATCGCGTCGTCGAAGAACGTCTCAGGCCGCGCACGCTTAAGGTAGATCACCACGTTGTACATGGCGTCATTGCGGGCACCAGACTCCACCCCAGTGTGGATCATCTTTTGCACGCAGGGCGGTGCCTCCAGATGCTCACGCTGCGTGAACTCGGCCAATTCTGCCGCGCTGATCCGCTTGGACTGGGCGTACTGCACGAATAACTCGAACGTCATCCGCTCGCCGTTCTCGTCGAACGCGTACCGCTTGGTGTCGGCCACGTCGAAGTAGCACAGATTGATCCAGTTTCCGAGCGCCTTCTCGCCTCCCGCTGTCACGAGCGAATCCTGCTTCGGGAAGATCTCGGTCTTGTACGGGATCTTGAGCATGTCGCGCCACGAAGCCAGGATGCGCTGCACCTGCTTGGCCGGGAGGAACTCCGATCCGAACACGTACAGGTGCGCCCCGCCGCGCTTGGTGCGGCACATCACCAGGGGCAGTCGGTACTCCTTGATCTTGTCCGCGAGCGACTTGAAATCGATGTCCTCGGGCGTGTCGTGCTTATCGATGTCGATCGCTCCGAACACGCAGGTGCCGCCGTCGGTGATCGGCACCACCCCCAGACCCATCCTGCCCTCTATGTGATCCTCGTAGGCCGAGAGAGGTATCTCGGCTTTCACTGTCGTCATGTTCCCTGTCGCGGGGTCCCACTGGCCGTAAGACCTCAGATTACCGGCGAACAGGCCCGCAAAGTCCTGTACTAAACTCGTCATGATCCCTCTATTCTAGGCTATGGATTGACACCGGCTCCCCGGTGGTGATGTAATCATACCACGCCTCGCTCGGGGCTTCAACCCCCGACATTGTTACACCGTTCCACCGTGATGTAACACAGATGTAACACCCTCTCCCAATCGAAGAACAGGCCCTCTGTTACATTGTTACATGCGTACGCGGGGGTCGAGTTCTGGTTCGGAAACCGGAATATGGGGGGTAGTAGGTGGAACGGGTACTACAATGTAACACACTGTCAGAGCCCGCGTCCGACGCGGCCTCTGAGCCTATGGTCTGTTACATCTCCGTTCCATCTCGATGTAACAGCATTAGGGTTCTCCCTAATATCGGGGTATTCTCCAGACGTCCACCACCCTCCTGACCCCACTCAGGGCTATTCAGGATTACTCTCGTGTACGCGCATGAATGCAGAGAAGCCCTCCGAGGCCCGAGAAGAGCCTCGGAGTGGTGGGAGCTATATATATAGCTTAAGGCTTCAGAGAGCCCAACGGAGAGGCTCCGGAGGGCATCGGCGGCAGGCCGGGTTGGTTCAGGCTCTCTTCTGGATACTGCTGTTGAACCGGTCGGGCGGCAGCGAGACCACCCATAAGGGCCGATCCGGCACCCACAGCACCGGTCGCGGCGAGCAGTTCCTGTTCCTGCTGTTTCAGCGACTGCATGATGCTACCCAACACCTCGTCGGTCTTGTTAGCGGGCGCTAACAGTTTCTGAGCAGTGGGGGTGGCGATCGCCGGGGGCATGCCTACCACATTCGGGAACCGGGCACGCAACGCCTCCATCCCGGCGGTCATCGGACGACCGGCGAGCAGGCTCGTGGCGGCACCGACCCCGCCCGCGCCCTGGTCCAGGTCGGTATCCAGGGGCGTGCGACGGAATGCGGCCTTCTCGGTGCCGAGCATCGTCTGCTCTTCAGCCAGTCGGGTCTTGAATGCGTCAAAGGCTTCGTCGTCGCGGAAGGCGCGGCGCAGTTTATCCTCGACCCCGCGCGGGAACACCGTTTTGACCGGATCTGCCGACGGGCCACCGGCACGCAGTCGGTCGAGCATCGACTGGGCGATACCGGCGCGGAAAGCGTCGTACTCGCTCGGAGAATCCTTGAACCGGTCGATGAGCTTGCGCATCTCGAGTTCGGGCAACTGGTACACGCGCTGCCCTTCCTGCATCGCGGTCTGCATCTCCATGTCACCGGCGTACGTCTGGCGGGCGATCTTGTACTCGGGCGATGCGCTCTCCATGTCTTTGAGCAGCCGATTCTTCATGCTGATCAGCGTGCGTGCCTGATTGCCCTCGCCGGCCCGCACTGCGGTGTCGATCATGTCGTCGAGTGCGATCTTGGTCTCGTGCAGCGCCCGCAACGTGTTCTTCGGGTCCGCGATGTCGAGGTCCAGATCGGCCATGCGCTTCGCGCCTTTCTTCATGGCCTCTTGGAAGCTCGGCAGGTTACGCAGTCGGGCGATGTCTGGTGCGGTCTGCGCGGAGAAAGAAGGCGCTGCGGAGTACGCCGCGTCGTACAGGGCGTTTGCGTCCTTCGAGCGCTTTTTGATCAGGTCCTGAATATCGGTGTAGAAATCCTTCGATCCGGACATCAACGTGCGCAGGTCTTCCGTCACGCGGGGCACCCGCTCCATTTCACGTCCTGCGAGTTCGGCCTTCGTTACACGGCGTGCCTCACCCGGCGCGGCAGACGCGTGGCGCAGGAGTGCTGCGGTGTTCTCGCCCAGGTCGGCCAGTGTCATCTCGCCACGTTGAACGGCAGCGATCTTCGCGGCGGCTTGATCCGGCGTCAGGCCGTCCTTCTCCAATGCCCGGGCGATCGCGATGTCAGCGGCTTTGTTCGCATCGCCGAACCCCATGGCTTGCTTGACCCTGCGGAACGCCGGAGCCATGACGTATTTGCCGGCCACACCGAGTGTGCCTGTCACGGCGGCACCGGCCACGGCCCCTTTCGCAGCCTCGGCGGGCTGTTCCATCAGAGACTTCTCGGACGTGCCCACGGCGGTGGCGGCACCGGCTCCCGCACCAGTCGCGGCCATGCGGCCAATGGTGGGTTGAGTACCCAGTAGCAATTGCGCGGCTCGAGGACCGACCGTCGAAGCCAGAGTCCGACCGAGTCCTGGAATTAATGACGCACCGCCTGTCACCACTGCGGGGGCTATACCGCCCACGATCTCGGCGGTGGTCCCGATCACCGGGTGTTGCTCACCGTATTTGCGCAATGCCTCGCGCTCAGCCTTGACCAGATCTTCGTACTTACCCTGACCCATCGCCGAACGCAGACCCGCGATTGCCTCGTCCGAGAAGCCGAACGTCAGGCCTTGCAGGAATTGGCTACCGGCACCGGTGGAGAAGGGTCTAGGGCGGGACGCTGAGGGTTGAGCCGGGGCTGCGGAGGGAGCAGCAGCGCCGCCAGTCTTTTGGGCCTCGAACTTCCGGATTGTGGCTTCAGAAGTACCATCAGGGAATTCATAGATCACCCCTCCGATCACGCGTTCGATTGGCATCACTGAGTCTCCCGGCCTTGGGCGTCAACACGGACGCGAGGCATACTGAAATACTGCTGATACGTCATGCGATTCGGATTCAGCACGATCTTACCGCTCGCGTCACGCGTCGTGATTGGGTTCGCTTCCAGGTACCTGCGCCACTGAGCCTGGGCGTGGGGAGTCACCGCACCGTTGATCGCGGCGTACTTCTGGATGTAGTCGTGGAAGTCCCGGTCACGCTGCCGCTGCGCCAACTGGAACTTGATGATGTTCTCGTTGGTGATGGGCTCCTTGTCCGAACTGAACGTGCCCAGTCGCATCCACGCCATGTCAGCATTCGACACGTTGGAGTCACCGGGGATCCGATTCTGCTTGGCGGCACGGGCAGCGATAGAGTCGAACTCACTGATCTTGGCGCGGTCGCCGGACAGCAGTTTAGCGGCTTCGCCAACACCCATGCCCACACCGTAGGTGTAGCCGGTGCGGATCTCGGCGTTCAATGCCAGGGCGCGACGAAGGTCGTTGAGATCATCGTCGATACCAGAGATATGCGGAGCGATCTTCTCGTTGATGTACTTGTCCGCTTCTCTTGCTTGCTCTGTGCGCTTGGTTGCGATTTCTTTCTTGTTAAGTCCGGTGAACTGGACTTTGGGATCGATTGGTATCCCCGCCTCCTGCGCGGTCTGGGCGATTGCGTTGACGTCTCCCTGTCGGATGTGTTCATCGATCTCCTGCCGGGTTCGGATAGTCTGGGCTTGCTGTTGCGCTATCGAAGTGACCTTACTCTGGCGCTCCAGACCCACATCCGTCTGCATCTCCTGCTGAGCGCGGGCCAGATCCTTCGGGTTGAGCGGGTCGCCACCGAACTGCTGCAGCTTCTTGGCCACCTCGGGATTCTCGCGCCGGAAGGCCTCGCGCTGTGCTTCCTGCTGTGCCCGAGCGAGTTGGTTGGGGTCGGTCAGATTTAGATTCAGACGCGCGGCGATATCGCGGAGACCCTTGGTCTCTTCGTACTGACGGAATTTGGCCGCGAAGGCCGGGTCAGTCAGCGAAGTCCCGGTCTGAGCCGCGAACATCTTCATCTCGGGTGTGGCCTTGTCACCCGCGAGAAGTTCCTTGACCCGGTTGATGCCCTCGGGCGAGCGGGGGTCGATGCCCTCCGACTGCACCTGCTGTTGGTATGCGGTGAGCTTAGGTGAGAGCTTCGAGGCCACCGACAGGCCTAGTTGCGCCGCCTGGGTCTCTTCGCCCATCGCCGCGCGAGCCAGTTCATAGCGCATCTGCGCGATCCTGGCGGCACGATCCTCCTCGGCCTGTTGCGCCTTAGAGTAGGCACCCGCCGCAGAACCTAGCGATTCACCAAATGAGCCGGTGCGGGTGGGGGCGAGGAATCCCTGAGCCAGAGCCAACATCGACGGATCAATTCGACTCTTGCGGTCCTGCAACGCGCTCACCATCGCAGTACGCGCAGAGTCTACCTCAGCCTTTGCCTTCTGATACGCCTCGCTATCCGCGCCCATGGCCTGTCTACCGAGAGCGGACAAGGAGATAGACCCGATTTGATTCGGGTCCACCTTCAGCATCCTAGCCAGGAGCGGGCTGTAGCCGCTGTCTTCAGTGGATTCTGCCATGATTATTAACCGCCGTAGTCACCCGGACGAACTATGTCCCCACTGGAGGTGGTATAGCTGCCGTCCGAATTGTAAGTGATACCGCCACTACTGCCGCCGCTGCCGCCGCCTCCGAGGAATTGGAGACCGCCACCGCTGCCACCTCCACTGCCACCGAGGCCGAACATATTCAGGATCCCCTGAACAGCACTGGTGCCGCCGGAGCCGGAAGCGAACAGGGAGCCCAGGCCCGCGATTTGCGCCAAGGGCGAGGTGCTGTAGGCACCGGGCACCGGACCAACGGCAGTCTCCGACACGGTGGTAGGCACCTTGAGGTTCGCGTACACGTCGGCGGCGCTCTTCGCAGCAGCGACCGGAGCGAGGATCTTCGACTGCTCGAATTGCTGCTCCTTGCTGCCAAGCCCGTATTGCCCCTCAAGCGATTTGATCGCGGTGTCCAGGTCAGCGGTAGAAATGCCCCTCTGGGTCTCGGCGGCTTGACGGTACAGACCGGCTTGAGCCAGTGCGGTGTCGAGCGCCTTATTGTAGCCAGTCTCAAGAGCCTTTTGCTGCTGACCGAGCAGATTCGCCTGGACGTCAGCACCCATCTGGCCCAGTGCGCCCGCCATGCGCCGCGAGCCGAACCCACCGGTACCGGCGAATGCGCTCTTGAGGCTTGGCAGCAAGTTACGCTGCAGATTCTGCTGCTGCAGACGTGCCATCTCGTCCACCACACCACCAGTGTAGGGGTTCATGTACGTCTTGATCAACTCGGGGCTGATGCCCTGTGCGGCCAGTTGCGCGGTCTCGCCGGCCTGTCTCATCAGGTCTTCATAACGAGCCAGATCAGACGGTGCCGCAGCGAGTGCGCCAGTCTGCAAACCGGTCATCGGCGAGACCAGTTGCTCACCGGTCTGCCCGATCAGGGCCTGACCCGGTTTAGACAGATCTTGGAGGTATTGGTTATACCAATCCGGACCGAGGGTCTTTACGTCCTTGGTGGTCGTAATATTCGGTAGCGGGTCACCTTGAAGCAGACTCATTTGTTAGCCTCTTTGAAGTATTGCAGGGGCGATTTGGCTTGTGGGGGGATCGACTTCAAGGAGCCGGAACGCTTGTGCTTGCGGATTGATTCGCGCATTGCATCGAGCTTCTTGGCACCCTCCTTGTTAGAGCCGTCGCCGAGCGCGGCCACGATCTCCGCGTCAAAGACGTACTCGCCGTCAGCCAGTTTCGCGGGGATAAGATCGTCTTGACCGCCCCCGGCACCCTGCACATAATGCGAACCTTTGTGGGGTACATCGCCGCCTGCCGCTGCCATCAGTGGTGACGAAAGAATTTTACCACCCGAGGCATGGCCCTGTACAGTTCCACCGGCCCGGTACGGGGCGATCACGTCGGCGGGCGACGCCTCGGAGCCGTACGAGAAGTACCCGGGCTCCTCTGAGGTTACGCCGGACGCCCGCTGCAGAGCGGACAAGGCTTCGGCCTCTTGTGCGTCAGGGGTCAAGCCGAAGAGAGCGGCCAGAGCAGCGTATGGACTAGTCTTGTTCATAAATCTTCCACCGAGCCATGTTTCTTTAATGTCGGATTCGGGACGCCCAGTACGGGCGGCGACCTCGGCGATCGCGATCTGGGTCGCCTGGGTAGGTGTGGCACCGGCCTTGATCGCCTTGTCTGTGACCTTGGTTACTTGAGTCGTGATCGGGTCTACCGACGGAGGCGTGACCGGCCCTTCCGGGGTGACGTCCATAGGCGGCACATCTTTGACCGGGGGAATAGGACTCAGGGTCTTTGTGGGTCCTTCCACCGGTTCACCAGTGTTCACGTCGACGTTGACCGTCGTGCTAGTATTGGTGTTCGTGTCGGTGACCGTCGTGGTCTGAATATTCGTATTCGGATCGACCTGAGTGGTAGTGACCGTGTTTGTATTCGGATCTACTTGCGTAGTGGTAGTAACATTGGTGTTGGGGTCCACCTGCGTGGTGGTCGTGACGCCCGTGTTATTGTTAGTCTCAGTCGATGTCGTGGTGCCGGTGTTGGTGTTCGTTTCCGTGCTTGTCGTCGTACCGGTATTCGTGTTGGTCTCGGTACTGGTGCTGACTCCGGTGTTGGTGTTCGTCTCGGTCGAAGTGGTTGTACCGGTATTCGTGTTCGTCTCGGTCGAAGTCGTCGTACCGGTGTTATTGTTAGTCTGAGAATTCGTGGTAGCACCGGTGCTCGGGTCGGTCGAAGTCGAGGTTGACGTCCCGGTGTTGGTATTGGTCGTGGTCTGGGTAGTGGCACCGGTATTGGCGTTCGTACTGGTGGAATTGGTCACCCCAGTATTCGTGTTCGTCACACTCTCGGTCGTAGTATTGTTGCTCTGATTTGTGACGGTCTCAGCCTTCGTCCCGGCGTTCGGATCATTCGTTACGACAGTGCTGGTACCGGCGTTGTTGTCGGTAGTGGTGCTCGTAGAAGTGCCGGTGTTGTTATTCGTCTGGGTGACGGTATCTGTGCCGTTGTTAGGGTTAGACGAACTAGTCGTGGTCGTGTTGTTCGACGCGTCGGTGTTGGTGGTGCTCGTTGCTCCGGTGTTCTGATTCGTGGCAGTCACGGTCGTGCCGCCGGTGTTATTCACAGTAGAATCAGTCACCGTCCCGGTGTTGGTGTTTACCTTCACTCCCGGGGCCGTACCACCACCCACCAACCCGAGGCTCGCCGCCGTGATCGGGGTACCCGACGCACTCGTGCCAAGCACGGTGTCTGCAGTCATGCCAGACGTATCGATCAACCCGCCGCCCAACACTTCACGGCTGTAATCCGAGATTAATTGATTGACGTCGATCTGGCCGGTGGTGGACAGGTATGAGTTGTCGTTCGCAAGAGAGACATTAACCAGATCGCCGAGGGTTAGCGTATTGCCCGAAGCATCGGTACCAATAGAGATGTTGGTGTTGACCACCGAATCGGGACGGTATGAACCGTCTATCGATATCAGTCCCTGATTAGCGAAAGAATTCGCCAGTGCAGTGTTGACATCTGCTGAGGTCTGGATTGTACTGGCGGTCTTACCGCTCACACCTGCACCGACGATGGACTTCGTAAGAGCGGAATTCAGGTCTTCACCCGTGGCCAGGGCAATGACGAATTCTTCGAAACCCTCCACGGGAGCCTCTGTCGCCCCCGCTCCAACCTTCCTACCCACCAATGATTCGATGGCATTTCCGAACCGTTTGGCGATAGCCGCGTCCACGACACCGGCAGTGGCAGCGGTGATACCACCCGCTATGTAGCCATCGATAGCGGCTTCGCGGTCTGCCTGTTCCGGTGTCATCCCCTTTTGCAGATATTCCTGGTATTTGTCGCGGGATGTGGCTCCGATCGACTCGATTGAGTTAAGTCCAACATCAGTGGTCACCCCGGCAGCGAGACCCAGTAACTTGGTGGCACGCGCCGCTGCCGCAGTTGGCAGGATTTCTTGCCCCACTTCGCGCAGGACCATGTTAAGCGACAACGGGTTATCAATAACCGCCTTAACAAATTCGAATCCCTTGTTAAAGAGACCTTCCGTGTTCTGGACCCGGTTCAGGACGTTCTGTGTGGCCTCGGTGACCTGCGGCAACTCCATGTACTTGCCGGCGTGCTCAAGCGCTGTGAAAGCACGATCGACGAAAGTATTTCGACCACCCAGGCCAGTGACCAGACTGGAGCCCTGCTCGCCCACCAACTGCAGAATGTTCGAGATGCCCTGCTGTACGACGTTACCGCCGGTCTGCAAGTGATCCTTCATCCACTGCGGGGCCGCCACCACCGGCTTGAATTCGTCGCTGAGTGGAGTGCCCTGCATAGAGGTGGCAGCAGAGCCATAATCGATGGCGGTATCGTCACCGCTAGTCGTCCCAGCGGTCGACGTCGTGCGGAGCGGGACACCGGCCAGATTCGTCGCCTCGGTGGCGGTCATGCCGGTGCTAGTTCCGCGTCCGGCACCGGCCCCTACCGTTGCCTGTCGAGTGGCGTCGGATGCCGCAGCGAGTGTCGGGTTCTCAGCGCGTGTATCGGTGCTGTACTCTTTGCCTTGCCACGTGAAGGTCTTGCCAGGGCCGTATGCAGCGCGGGCTTGCGAGAAGGCACTGTCAAAGGTAGATGCATTCTCAATCGCGTCTTGTGTGGCGAGATTTGTGGTGGCTCGGCCCATTGCTGCGTTGGCGGCAGCAAATGCCTCATCTGCAGACGCGCCAAGCGTGTTGATCGAATCGATGAATGTGGACAGCCCAAGATCAGTAGAGCCGACCGATTGCAGATCACCACCAGTCACGGATACCGTGGGACCGGTGACAGTCCCGGGCAATCGTTTGATACCGGCTTGTTCTGCGGCACTCACTGCATTCGACAGTTGGTTTGCCGCCTCCATGATACCCATGAGGGCCGTAGGGTTACCGCCCGCCCTCTGGATGGTATTCACCAAACCAATAGCCTTTGCTGCAACGGTGGCGTTCGGGTTATTTACGAGTCCTGCTGCAGCGTTAGCGATCGCCGAGATATCAGGATTCCCCGACCGCAATTGCTGCGCCAGCGCCAATCCAGAAGCGACTTGCTGTTGGGTGATGCCGGTGCCAGAAAGCGCTTGCCCCGCAGCACTACCAACACCGGAGGTCACCGCACCGGTGAGAAGAGCCTGTTCAAGCCCGCCGAGATCGCCGGACACGATGGCACCGGGGATGGCATTCAGCCCGCTTTGCACGGCACCACGCACCGCATCAGCGGCGATCTGGCTTCCGGTAAGATTCAGCGTCTCAGCGGCGGCGGTGTTGGCGAGGCTCGCACCACCCGCGCCGAGTGCTCCAGTCGCTGCACCGGTCAAGGCACCCTTCAATATGTCGCCACCGGTCAGGCCCGCCTGGGCAGCACCAAGGCCACCGCGAACGATAGCATTTGCCGCGATCTCCGACGCGAGCGTGGCGGTACCCCCTCCGAGGGTGGCACCGAGAGTCTGTGCGACTGGCCCCGCGAAGGCCATCGCTGCCATCGACACCAAAGGAGCGACAGCGCCCTTCCAGGACTCCGAATAGTCGAAGCCCCTCTCGTCTATCTTGTTACCCTGGCCGTCGAAACGGATGGTGACGCCGCTGTCGCTACCCGTGAAATAACTAACCTCGGCGCCCACAATCGCGCCGTTGTCGTCGTAGGTGTAGACAGTCTCAAGGGGCAAGCCACGATCGTTGGTAGCGGTTTTGAAAGCTTGGAAGCTACCACCCCCGGCCGGCATAGACCGAATGGTGTATTCGCCAACCTGTATTCCGGGGTCGTTGAAGGTCGAGCCCTCTCCTTGACCGAATGCTTGGACATAATTCGCCCTCAATTGATCAGCAATGCTTGGGTCGGCACCAAACAAAGTCGTGAGGAGCGCCTGAGGAGAAGCAGATGCTGCCCGCTGAAGCGCAGATGTACTTGCCGCAGGAGCAGTAACAGCCAAAGCGGACGCAGGAGCCGGGGCGGCACCACCAGAGATGACTCTCTGAGCCTCTGCTGCATCAACCGGGAAGCCCTGAGAGTCAATGTAGTTGCCGCCGGGAGTCCGATAAAGGTTAGGAGCCACATACTCGGGCGCCACATCTACGATAGGTCTTGACTCAGGTCTCTCTTCTGCAGGCGGTTCTAGAGGCGTCACTTTGGGCGTCTCGGGAACAATCGCTTTTGAAGTATCGAGTGTGGCGGCGGGAGCAGGTGCTGTGGCGGGAGCGGGTGCTGTGGTGGGAGCGGGTGCCGTGGTAGGCGTTGGGGCTACCGCCTGAGCAAGAGCCCCGGTGGTAGTTGCTTGACGGGCCTGATATTCAGGCGATTGCATAAACTGCTGACGAACCATCTCAGGCGTGTAACCTTGGTCATTCATGGCGTTGAGCCAGAAGCCAAAGCCGCCCTCGTCAGGAGCCCGACCCAGGACATCTTGATACAAAGACGTCAGAGTGGTAGCATTCTCGGTCGATGCCGTCCTCAGAGGCGACGTCGCCACTACGGGCGCTGTATTTGCAGCCGCAGATTGCAGGGGCGACGACGGAACCGACGGGTAATCCTGTTCATCGAACTGATAGTAATCTGATTCGTCGATGAATCGCATTTACCTACCCGATGTGCTGAGAGTATTCGTTACAGCCATGGCCCACTCCTGCCAGTCGTCGTACTGGTACGGATTCGGCATGCCGTCGCGGGCGAAGAGATCGATACCCACGAATCCTGCCGCCCATCCCTTCCAATTGTCTTCGCCGTTTGGTATCTCGAGATTCTGTGCGGCGTATGCCTCGCACATGAGAGCAGCCCAATTGTCCCATGTTTGATAGCGAGGGTCGTAGAATGTCGACATCAGTAACCCCGCACGTCGCCGAAGTAGCCGTTGAGCAGGATTCGACCACACTGGTAATTGCCGCCCACCTCATTCGAGGTGAACCTGATCCGCAATTCGCGGCCCTGGAATCGGACGTCGATCTTATTCGTATCCGCACCGAACACGTAATCCGAGGACGTCTCAGTGTCAGACTGGGCGTACGGGTTCGCCTGGAAATTCATCGTCATGCTGCCCGATAGCAAGAAGTCGGGTTCGACACGCTCGATGTCCAACCACCGGTTCTCGCCCACCATCGCGGGCTCCGACGGACCACCAGACACCCACCCCAGGTCGTTCGTCGTGAAGTAACTCTCGACGGCCAGTTGGGTGGTGCCTCGAATCGCGTCGGTGCCAGTCTCGTGCTGCCACAGTGAGACGTAAGTCTCGGTAGCGTCCACGGTGACGGCGAGACCGGATCCGGTGCCGCCTAGGTGCGTATTTGCCACCGTCAGGGTATTACCGACGGCGTAATTGACGCCCCGATCTTGGATCGTGAAACTGGTCACCACACCACCGGCCACGACTACGGTGGCGGTCGCTCCAGTCCCGGCACCACCAGACACCGGCACGTAACTGTAAGTACCGTTAACGTAGCCGCTGCCAGGACTGGTCAGTGTGTAAAGGTCGACGCCACCGACAGCGTTGGGCTCCCAACCGGCAGAGATCGGGAACCGGAACACCTGCGAGAAGAAACCCGCCGAGCGGCGTGACCCGACCGCCGTACCGGCGTCGTACCAACAATTCTCGCGGATGTTGTAAATGATCGCGTCGTTGCACTCGGTGGAGTCGCCACGCGGGTAGAACCACCAAATCTCGCCGAAGCGGGGCACCTTGGTAGCCCACACCTTCTGGCGCTGCGAGTAATTCAGATTATCGAAGAAGTAGTTCTGGTTGAACGCGTTCGGGATCTCTTTGACGACGCCGTTGTACAGCAAGAACCGGTCGGTGCCGATCCAATAATAAATGCCGTCATACTCGATCACGCACTGGCTCGACATGATCGAGGACTGGCTCGAAATAATGTCGTAGCGCCAGTATTGAGTCACCGTCGTGGTACCGACCACGATGTTCGTCGGGGCGTAACTCACGCGCACGAGAGAATCGAGCGACCAGAACAGCCCTGACGGGGAATTCGAGCCACCGCGCACCGGGAGCGCTTGGATGAACTTGCCGGTGGCGACGTTCACCTCGTTCGCCTCAGCCGACACCCAGTCGTCGATATTGCCAGAGGCGCTGTTTCTGATCAGACCGTTGTTACCATAGACGAATACATACGGGTGCAGCGTAACCACGCCCCCAGACACTGCGACCTGATTGTCAAAGGTCAGGGTCACCGTACCACTCGCGGAGGCATTATTCGACAGCGTGACTGTGGTGCCCACCACCGCTGTGACTGTGGTGCTCGCGGGAATGCCTGTGCCTGTCACCAATTGACCGACGCCTACGTTGGTGTTCGCAGCGGACAGAGTGATAGTAGGGAGACCCGAGGTCGTGGTCGCCGACTGCGTGAATACACCAATGGCCGACATCGTGGTGCCCGACACCGCGCCACCAAGCACCGGAGTGTTGACCTCGTTGTCGATATTCAGGAGGTTCAGGCCCGGATGCGCCAGGAGGATCTTGTTCCCCGATCCTGCCGTGTCCGTGAATGTGTCGAACTGCCAGAGATTCAGATTATTCGGCGTGAAATTATTCAGCGTCAGGAATGTGATACCGGAGCCGACGCCGTTATTGTCGATCGGGATGACCTGCAACCCGTTGTTGTAGCCGCTGTAGACATCGTTGAAACTGCTTCGCGGATCAACATAGATGCCGCGTGACGGCCCCGCAAGGTCGTCTACGATCTGCTTGTACCCACCGATCTTGCGCGGACGACCGCGCTGAAACCGCACCCATTGACCATCAGAATAATACTGCTTGTCAAAGGTCGTACCATCCCGCTGAATGCCGGGTTTGGTATCGAGGGCGAATACCTTCTTGGTCACTTCAGAAGGCCCCGCCGGAGATGCCAGAGGTGAAGTTACCCGAACCGGTCACGGCGATTCCGGTGGCCGTCGTGTCGACGATCAGGTTACCGAGCACCGAAATACCGAAGCGGCCCAATCCAGGGCGGTACACGCCGGTGTTGGTCTCAGATGCGAAGTTAAGCGACGGTGAACCCGCCGAGCCGTTTACGAGGCTCAGAGCGGTAGCGCCGGCCTGGGTGGTGTTGGCGTTGTAGAAATTAATACCGTCGCAGATGACGGTCGCCTGACCACCGGAAGGAATGATCGCGTCAGCACCACCGATAATGCCGGTGGTGACCGTCAGCGTGTAGCCACCCGCACTCGTCTGGTTCGAAATCACGTACAGGTTCACCACCGGCGGGTAGGTGACCGTCACATTCGAGGACAGCGTGCCGGTGTAGAACTGAATCGTGTTCGATGCTTCCGAGGCGGTCAGCGTGTACGCGCCACCGGTCACCGGCTTCGTCAAGACGTTGAACGCAAATTCGGAACTCTGCCCGTACCCGACCGTCACGTACTCGACGCCGGTGCACAGAATCATCGCGGATTCGCCCGGGGCGAACGCCTTAGAAGTGATTCCGTCGATGAACTGACCACCGGTGGTATTAATTGTGACCGTTCCCGACCCGTTGTTCTTGAACAGCAGGAACCAGTTATTTCCGACGGTTGCGGCAGTCGGCAGGGTCGCGGTCGTGGTACCACCAGTCCAGACGTAATTCTGGGCGCGGTCGGTAGCAGCGAAAGTGTACGACGCGATCAGCGACAGGGCCGGATGACTCTGGTTCAGCGTAGCGCCCGTCGCCACAAGGCCATTGCCCGCCAGGGTCGCGGCGTCCGCAGCAGAGGTGCCAACGCCAAACGCGATATTACCCCACGTGCCATACACGTTCGGATTGGCCGTGATGTATATGTACTTGGTCTCTCCTGCCGCGATCGTAACGATCGTGCTGTTACCCTCAAAGGTCCTGACGGTGAAGGAGTTCGCGCCGACGTTACGGATCAGAGCGTCGTTACCTACCGACGTCTGGTTCGCAGGCGGCATATACAGCGACAACCCCGCAGAGGAGGCCGTCACGTTCATGATACGCGCGGCGTAATCGTCCGTCGCGTTGCCGTTGATCGGCCACTGCAACTGGGTGTTGGCCGTCAGCGTGACCGCTCGATACGCAACGTCCGTCGGTTGAATGACGGTACCGGTGAAAGGACTGTTGTAACTCATGTATCCACCGCTATGGCTTGACGATCAGCAATCCGCAGTTTGTCTTCGTTCTTCAACACTGCGATGATCTGGTCGTACTGTGCTTGCCAGATCGGGATACGGTCGTCGTTTTTGAGGAAGGGCATGGCTTGCAGCAGCGAGCCATAGAGCAGAGCCTGGGGAGCGTAGATCGTGAACCAGTTGGTCTGATTCGAGGAATCCAACGGCTGAGCCCGCTCGTAGTACAGTACCTCGAAATTGTACGCAGCATTTGGCGTGGGACCCACCATCCAGTGTGTGTAGTCGTAGTCGCAGTAGAACAGCGGAACGTCAGTCTCGGAGGGGTCAGGCCAGTAATTCCTGATATACTCGTACTTACGCAGGAGCACCGGCTGACGCTTGCCATTGACCGTGACATTCATCGATACGGTCTTGTGCCACCGGGCGGGCTTGTCGATAACGTTCGAGCCCTGTACCATCGTGCTAGCATTGACCGTAATACTACCCAGGATCTTGAGATCAGCCGCGATCACCTGCTCGGCGAGCATGATGAAAAGGGGGATCTTGTCCAGGGTAGCGGCATCCGTGCGCTCAAGGTAGGTACGGATGTTTTCGACCAACGAGTCGTATGTCATGACCGCAGCGGTAGTCATACAACTCCTTTCGATTCGGGTGGGTTTCGCATATTATATCACCACTCAAGTATATGGTCAACTAAGACAGGAACAACGCAATCTCGGCTTCCCGGCGCTTGACCAGACCCGGCAGGACTTTGCCGCCGCCCATCGTCCACTGGCGAAAGGCATCAGCCGCCCCGCTCCAGTCATCCCGGTTGGCACGCATCCTGATCTGACTGCGCTGAAGATTGCCTAGCCCTGCATTAAAGGCAAAACTGACCAGAGCGTCAAAAGAGCCTTGACGGCCAGATACGCCGGGAACAAGTCGAAGAACACCACGTTCAAAAGTCCCGACATCATTACGGAATAGTTCGTCGATCTCCGTCTTAGTCCAGACACGGCTGTCCTCCGGCTTCAGGGGGAACTCGTTGCGGAGCATCCCGGTGTAGCCTTCCTTGCG